ATGTTAATTAACTATTGACATCTGCGTAAAAAGTATTATATATAGTAATAGGAATGCCATAATGGGTTCCTTACATTAAACTCGCTTAATAAGGAGAACTAAAATGAACACGCGCACATTTAATGCGAATATGCTTAATGATCCATTCTTTATCGGCTTTGACCGAATGTTAGATAGAATGACATCAACAACGCTACCAACAACATCCCCAAAATATCCACCTTATAATGTTGTCAAACTAGACGACGATCGCTACGAACTTCAGTTGGCTATCGCTGGTTTTGATTATGACGATTTAGATATTTCACGGAAGTTAGGTGTATTGACTATTGCTGGTAATAAAGATACCGATGATGATAAAAACTATCTTCATAAAGGTATTTCAGCACGAAGCTTCAAAAGAGAATTTACATTAATGGATACTATTGAAATTCATGGAGCTGATTTGAATGCCGGTATTTTAACCGTACATTTAGAGAATGTTATCCCAGAGGAAAAGAAACCACAAAAGATTAACATCAATCGTGGTGAGAAAGAGTTCCTTAAAGGTTAATAACCACAGGAGGGTGAAAGTCCCTCCATTTTCTATTGACATACATATAAATATGGTATATAATAGAATCATAACACAACGTATAATAGGAAAATAATATGAGAGATTTCGTAGTTAGCAGCTGGAATGTAGTAATGGATTCCAGCCATAATCCCCTTAGTAATATTACTAATTTAGCAGTTCGCCATATGGTCATGCAAGTATTAGCATGGATGTGGTGTATCGTATTTGGTATTATTGTAGGTAGTATGTGGGCAGGTATTTTTAGTATGGTACTCCACGCAATTCTACTTGGCGCAGTTTTTATTACTGTAGCAACATTTGAAACAGCTAAGCGTTCACCACAAGTATTTGGTAACTATAGTGGTCGTGCAAACGGAGGAGAGCATGAATAAAATCCAAACGGCACTTAAAGGATATATGGATCAAATCCAAGAATTGATGGAAAGCCATCCACGTGCTCACCTTGAAGAAAATAGTAACATTCATTATTTAATGTCAAAGGCATCAGTATACTTTCCTCACATGAATGATGAAGACAGAGACTATTATCAATTTGTTCAAACAGCAATAGAAGATGAAGTGGAGTGGAACGTATGAGTAATCCAAACGAACCATATAACAACAAAGGCGTCGGCCTAGCATTCGCTATTATTGCATTTACAATGATTGGACTACCAGTTATTATTGGAACATCAATGGGTTGGTTTGACCTGTTTGGAATCCTAGGATTATGAGTAAGAAGAGTTGCGATGCATTCTTTTGCTCAAATAAAACAGATAAAAAATACGCATTCTGTTATGACTGTGCGAAAAGCAGAGGACTGATAGACGGTGGTCTGTTTAGTGGAATAATGCCATTTATTTGGCTAGCTCTAATACTTTTATGGATATTTTAATGAAACCTAATGATAAATTTAAACTTACAGTACGAGACATTGAATTAATAGAACGCGCTTTACAAGGTAAAATATCAAGGCGCGGCATAAGTGTAGCAATGGATCCTGAAAGCATATATGCTGCAGAGCTCCAAGAAGAAATTGACGAGATGCGAGATCTATTAGGTCGTATTCATCATCAGAAAGTTTGGTACACACCTAAAGATGGTAGGTTCCAAGGCGGAGGTTAGAGAAAGGGAGCAAACGCTCCCTTTTTTATTGAGCTATGAATGGTAAGCCATATATTAATGGATCCATACCCATCCCACCAAGAACATTAACTTCTGATTTGCTATTACCACCATGCGTGTTAGTAATAATTGGGCTAACATTGTTTGGTGCGTTAATAACAGTTGTGCCATTCGCAGAGTCAAGATACGCTTGTATGTCTGACATGCCTTGTTGGTATCTACTTTCCACTGAAAGTAATGCATCAAGTAATACTGCTTTTTGCGCAGGAGTTCCGTGATTTGCTATTTCATACATGCGTCGACCACCTGTGCCATACGCTGCATTTTCCATACTAACTTGATTACGATTAGAAGATGACTTTCTTGCGGCAGTGAAAGCAGCCGCAGTACCTACCAATGAATTTCTTCTTGCTACTAATGCTTTTATTCCTTTGCTAACACCATCGTTGTGGTAACCTTGCTCATAAGTTAAATTAGGACCTGTTTCATAGTTTCCTTCTAGTTGAGCAATTCTCGCGTCTACGTCTGCTAAAGCTTGCTCCTTAGTCAGTGGTACTTCATTTGCCCAGTCGTAAATTGCTCCTACTACGTAAGGTCCCATTAAAGAACCCGCAACGCCACCGACAATAGAACCAATTAGTATTCCCCACGGTCCGCCAAATATTCCAATGTAAGCACCAAGGGCTGCACCGCCGGCACCAGTAACTAAAGCCGCGAATTCGTTAATAAGTATTTGTTTTCTTGCTTCATCTCCTTTAGGACCCGGAGGTGTTGCTGACCAAGCGTAATATAAATTAATTGAATCATATATAGTCCAAGCAACACCAACAAATACTAATCCTTTTACAACTTCTTTAAATAATTTTAATTGTCCTAATTCTCTTAGTGCTTTATCCATTTCAGCTTGAGATAAAAATGCTCCCTTAGGCTTTTTGAAACCGGCTTGGGCACCCGGCGAGCGTCCAACTCCACGTTCACCATTAGGACCTGTTCCAGAATCAACTATGGCTTGATTTACTTTACCCCTACTTACAAAGTTTGCACCACCCTGATTAGCACCAAGGTTTCCAAAACCTCCAGCAAAAGGTCTGTATCTCTGACGAGGGGTTTCAGTAATATTTTTTGGCGCTGTATAAACATTTCTTCCATCAAGATTTTGAAGTGCACTAGGATTAGCCATATCAATAGCAGTTGCTGTTCCAAGAGGTATCTTTGGATTATTGGTATCAAACTCTGGAGAAGTTAAATTATCAGGTCCGGTAAAATCTCCTAGCGGTGCTCTATTGTTTCTTTTTTGGAATTCTTCAAAATTTTCCATAGATAGTCTGTCAGCATTTCTAAACATATCTAATTGTGCTCTTCTTTTAATTTTTCTTTGGTCAAAAATGTCTTTAAAATATGGACCAATAATACGCTTAAAAGTTTGCTGAATAGTAGTAAGAACTCCGACAGTCGTTGCAAGTTTAAATAAAATGTTATCAGTAATTGATTTTACTGTTTCGTTTATCTGTTTCATTTGCTCAACCAAATTATCTGTGGCTAATTGCATATCCTTTATAGATTTATTAATTGATTCAAAGTCTATCCCAGTAATACTATTTTGAAGATTAGTAAACGCTCCATCGTATCTTTCGTCAACAAACCCCTTTAGTAAATTACCTGCCGCGGCAGCTCCTAAACCAATACCAATAGCTTTACCAATACCACCTAGTAAGCCAGTCATACTAAAACCAGCTAAGGCTCCTTTAAGATCGTTAAGACCTTCTTTAATTCCAAGATCGCCTTTTTCTTTTACCTTAACTTCTTTATCTCTTTTTAAATCATCAAAGTCTCGTTGCTGGCGTTCGTATTCAGCTTGTTCCTTTAATGCTTTTTGTGAGTTTTGAAGCATTTGGTTGTTGCCTGCTATGTTGGCAGCAATAGATACGAAGGCATCACTAAACTTGTCAAGTCTAACGTTAACTTCTCTTAAAGAATTAGCACCAGTATTTCGTATAAGCTCACCTTCGCTTTGAAGCTGCGAAATGATTGCCTTGGTATCTTCTGAAACTGCCATTTTTAATTACTGCCTTTTTTCGTTTTGCTTTTGTATATAATCAACTAACATGCCAAAATATAAATCTCTTTCATAAGGTATCATACCTTCAACTTCATCTATGGAATATTTGTGGTGCTGAGCCAAAGTGAATATTGTTTGATAATAATCCGCTAGAGTCGTATGACTCAGCATTAGATAAAAAAAGAGTTCATACCCTCCACTGCAAATGTTTTTTCCGTGCCGTCTTTATTCGTATAATATAAAGTATGCCTTAGTCTTGGCATTGTTTCAAAAAACTTTTGTATTCCTTTAACAATATCAGAAGAAACATTTTCCATAAAATCGTCAACTTCTTTTGCGCTATAGTTTCTAAATTCATGAACTTCGTCTTCAGATGCTACTTTATCTAAACACGCCGTTAAAATAAAGTAATTCAATAAAGGATCTTCTGGATCTCTATCCCTAATCTTAATGTATTCATCAATAGTAGGGTACTTTAAAAATAAACTAAATTCCTCATTAATCTTAATTTTATTTGAGTGTTCTTCTGATGTTTGTAAACTTACTGTATTTAAATCCATAACGAGTTCAACTGTTTCTAATGTATCAGGATCTTTTAATCCAAACTTTGTTTCATTATCAACTGATTTAGCTCTTAAGTTTAAAATGATAAATTCTAAATCAAACATTGCAAGGCTAGAAATATCTTTGTCTATAACACAGTTATTAACAACCTGCTTAGCTGCTAGTAATTCTTGCATTGGATCATCAGCTTCCTGTGCAACTAATAAAACCTTTTCTTCTTTTACCGTAAATGGTCTATACTTAAGTATTTCACCAGTTGATGGCAATGTAAGCTCATAAATTGGTAAATCAATTTTTGGTAGTCCCATAATCTAATTCTCCTGTTATCTTGAACCGCTAAGGCGGCTTGATATATTATCAAAGTTATTTGTAATTCGTGTAAACTTATTTACGCTATCCTGTATTGAACGAGGCACAATGTTTTGTCCAATTAATTGACCAAAATCTCCAACTGACTCAATAAGACCAAGTAAGCCGTTACCTCTGTTAAATCTTCCTGATGTAATTCCTTGACGTTCGCCCGAGAATTCAATTCTATCATATTGGAAACTTACAGGTAAAGTACTGTAGCTATCGTTTGATTCCCAACCTAAATCAACATCTCCTAGTAACCCAGGGAATGCGCCGTCTAATATTGTTTCGTAATATTTTCCGGTTGTTAAGAAATCGTTTGAATATGCTTTAATAGTTAAGCGGCAGCCATATTCGTTTTTATATCCAATCTCGAATGGTAATTGTCCACCAACCTCAGAAAAGTTTCCACCTGAAGTTGAGTAGTTTACTATACGCTGCATCCACGAATGGAAAAATGTTAATACTTGATGATCTGAGTCTAACATAAAGATAGCTTGAACTGGTTCTGGGTTCATCATTGTTGGATACATTCTACGTTGTTGTCCAACAGCTTCGTATGATGTTAATGCCATACTTAACCCAGGGATCGCAACGTTTTTACAAAAGAATGTTAAATCTCTCGTGTCCATAGTCGATGTATTAATTGGAAAGTTATTAATCGTAACCTCAAATAATGACTGACGTTGTGGTCCGCCAAAGCGATCCATTTGCGATTTAAAATCTGTTATGCTGAACGCCATGTTATCCTCTGATTATCTTTCTTGAGTCTTTAAAGACTTGTGCTTGTGTGGCACCTACAAAACGTGCCGTTGGTAAAAATAACGCTACATCCCATTCAGTAGGGTTAATGTATATTAAACGTGATCTCATCTGTCCTGTCAAGTAATGCTTTATACAAGGTTTAAATTCTTTGAATTTAGTTGCACTTGCTAAAGTTTGGTAATTCATTTTTAAACGTGTTGTCTCATCATAGTATTTATTATTAGCAGTATCATAAAGCGCATCCATTAACTTAGCCCTTAAAATTGGAGGTAAGTAATGCATGTTAATTCCCATGAAGCCACCTTTAGCTCTATTTATTGGAAATATGAGCGGAAATCTATCGTAGTATGGTAAAGTATCTTTATGTTTTGGTAAATAGTTAAACATATACATTTGACCAAGTAAAAACCTTTGCTTTGCACGGTCAGGAGCCATTTCTTTAATAAGCTTTTCAGGATTGGCTTTTGTTTTAGTTGTATCTTTTGCTTGCTGGCGATACCATTCTCTAGCAGCGTCTGTACGAGCCGGGATTTGCCCAGAGCGTACTCCTCTTAATAAAATATCGTCAAATACTTTTGCTACCATTACTTTAGCCCCAGTTCGTGTTCTGTGTAAATTTCAAATGCCCAACCACGGTCAGCGCAGAAATTTCTAGCTGCTTTCCATTTTGCTTCGTTGACACCATATGTCTTTACCTCGTTTAGATATCTACGGGATACCCTACCTTTACTTGTTTTCATCTTACTTCTATCCGGCGGTTTAGTTTGTGCTGCCGGTTTAATTTCAATCATCAAAGTTTTTTGTTCGCCATTCGCAATTTTCCTATGGACAACAACATCAGGGAAATACCTATGCCTTCTCCCGTCAATAGGCGAAAGATATGGTATTACCACTTCTTCACTTTGCCACCATATGACGTCAGGATGTTCGTCTACATAACGAAAAAACTTAAATTCCCACATGGAACGATAAATAATCTTTGTCGGGTCACCCTTATATTTAGTTGGGTTCTTTGGTCGAAACCTTCCGCTATATGCCAAGTCGTACCTCATAATTTAGTATAAATAGAACAATAAACTATTTATAATCCAATGACAGGAAAAATCTATGGTAAATTTGCTAAGGCGCGTTGAAACATACCGTAAACGAAAAGAGCAGACATTTTCACAAGGCTATCAATGTTTCCCAGAACAACCACACGCACATAGCTGTCTATTAGTGTTTAAAGACTTTACATATGACGCAATTAAAATTGGACAAAGCTCAGGTGGTATAAGAACGCCTTTTCAACAGGCATTTAATCAACGTTCATCGGGTGCTCAGCTAAGAGCAAGCAATACGCTTGAATTACCATTCCCAAAAGCTTTGCAAGACAATACTGGTTTACGCATAAATGGCAATGAAAGAGATCCATTCGTTGAAGGAATAGCCAATAAAGTTAATGGCTTTATCAAAGGCACCGGTGATATGACTGCTGCGCAAATTCCACAAATGTTGCAAGGAATGGGCGCATCAATGGCTAAAGCCGGTGGCGGTGATATCGTAGGTGCAGCTGGTAATATATTACGAGATATTCTTGGAACAGACGTTACTGATATTGCGTCTGCAGCACAGTATTTGTTAAGAGATAAACTAGGTTCAGAAGTTAGTAGATCTATTGATTTGGTTACAGGCCAAACAATTAACCCTCGCGAAACTCTTGCGTTTGAAGGTGTTAATCTAAGAGCTCACCAATTTTCTTGGGATCTGTTTCCAAATAGTGCAGCTGACTCTGAAAGAATTAAAAACATCGTTGCTATGATTAAAAGAAAATCATTACCTGAAGTATCAAGTTTAACTGGTATTCCAAAAGCCTTTTTACAGTACCCATCAGTTGTTGATGTATATTTACTTGGTGTTAATACTGACCACTTTATTAAATATAAAAGTTCTATGATAACAGAGTTTAGTGTTGATTATGGCGCAGGCGGTGGAGTTGCGATTATGAAAGGTGGTAAACCTGCTGGCGTTACTCTTAGTATGAGTATGACTGAGCTAGAAATTGAAACAGCTCACGATTATGGCGCAGAGAACGAAGGAAGACAACAGCAAGCAATGAGTGAAAGCAGTTTAGCAACTCCTCAGCAAGGTACTGGCACTGCTGGTGATCCATTCATAACGGGAGCTCAATAATGGCAAAATACTTTGAACAATTTCCTTTAATAGAATACGAAGGTAAACTAGTACGAGACATTACTCGACGTACTAACTTTACTAAAGAAGTTTCTAATAACCCTTTAATGTATTTACCATATACTGTTAAAGAAGGTGAAAGGCCAGAAGACATTGCTGAGTTTTATTATGGTAGTGTTGATTACACTTGGGTTGTGTACTTTTCAAACTCTATGATGGATCCATACCATGATTGGCCTAAAGCCGAAGCAGACTTTAATAATTACCTAA